TCTTTAAATACTGTTTCACCATCACCTATTACTGTTTGTAATATTTGGTTAGCATGTAATATTGAATGTTCAGCTACACCCCCTAAGTTAATTATTTCTTTACTTGCCTCAGGTTTAATAGCTGCATTCCAAAGTGGTTCTAATGAATCATCTATATAACTAAATGCTCTCGTTTGTTTTCCATCCCCAAATATAGTCATTGGTTGACCATTTAAATGTTGGAACATCCAAATACCAAGTACATTTCTGTATTTATCCCAAATATTTTGTTTAATACCATAAACGTTATGAGGTCTAATTATACAATAATCTAACCCATGTTGTTCAGATGCAATTTGAATATCCATTTCACAAGCATATTTTGCAACTCCATAGGGATCAATTGGTGCTTGTTGTTGTTTTTCATCAAAAATGCCTCCATAACCATGACCATACACAGCTAATGTAGACGTAAATACCAACCGTTTAACATCGTATTTTATACAGTTATTAACTATGCGGGCTGTAGCTTTTAAGTTATTATCATAATTGTATCCACGTATAAAAGGCGATAATCCTTCAGCAGCATACGCTGCAAAATGAAATACATAATCTGGTTTATGTACTTCAAAACAATTTTCAATTGGATGATTTACAAGATCCATTTGCCAAAAATCTACTTTTGGGTTAATGTTTTCTTCAAAACCACCACTTAGATCATCTAAACCTACTACTTTATATTCTGGTTTGTTTTCAATTATCCAATCAGCTAATCTACTACCTAGTAAACCTGCTACACCTGTAATTAATACTGTTTTATTCATATTTTATTCCTTTTATAATTTGGCCATTTTTAGGGTTATGGGAGAGATTATCAAAAATTGATGCTCGTATCCCCCATTTATACATAAATAGATCCGCTGCTGGTTGCTCGCTAGCTTTAAATTTAACACCCTCTTTTCCATTTTTTGTAGCTGTACTACCAAAATGGTATAAATGTGCTTCGTGTGTTCTAATAAAACCAAGACCATTTAAATCTAACTTTAAAAAGAAATCCCAATCACAAATAAATGGTGACTGATACATTACATCAAATCCACCTACTATCATATAATCTTTTTTATACATAGCAAAAGGAAATATACCACCATTTAATGTTAATCCTTCTTGTTTAATTGACTTTTCATATTCAATAAAACTTGGATAATCAAATTCTTTTGGATTACGACCAAAATCTTTAACTACAAAATTAAATATACCTGGTCCTGTTGGTTCAATTTGATTTAAAGTTAATACCTTATTTTTAACTAGCGTTTTTTCGATTACAGTATCCCATCCACTACAGAACACATTATCATCATTTACTATAAATATTTTTTCATTACTAGCATTTATTACACCTAAATTAAGTGCTTGCTGCATGCCCTGATTATGACCTAAATCAAGTACTGATATGTAATCTTTATATGTTTCTAATACTTGCTTGCTTTCTTCATAAAATCCATCTACAGCAACTATGATTTCATTTTTATTATCTTGTTGGTCTATAGCTGATTGTAGACAAATGTCTAAATATTCAGGATTTCTATAAGTTGGTATTATTACACTAATCATATTTTGTTCCAAATTGCTGTTTTTTTCCAATTATTTAATGGTGATAACCAAGCTGTCTCTCCGTGTGTAGCATAACCTGGTATCGGAGTTACTAATAATTTATTTGCATATCTCAATTCTAAAAACATTTTAAAATCTTCTGGGTGTGCACCTGAAGTATGGTGTCTAAGTATACTTTCATTTTCCCTTAATGTGCTAACTTGAGCTGCAAATGTCATTGTTGTACTGTTTGTTATTTTCCAATGTGTAGATTCAGTTAAGTATACTCTAGTATCCTCAGCTCCTCCTTCACAATATGGATTTCCACCTTCATTTGGACTTAAATATTTGTCTGGATGATCATATAATGAAACAAATTGAGCTCCTAATGATAACCCTTCTTCAATAATAACTCTAGAATCTGGTTTGTGTAAATAATCATTTTCTAAAAAATAAACAGTATCACTATCTGACATTTTAAGTGCTTCATCTAAAGCAATATTAAATGTAGCAGCACCATTACCTTTATTAACATATAAAATATGATCTTTAGATTTATATTTTTCAATCATATCACTAGTTTCCTTAGAAACATTATCTGCTATAATAGACCATTCACAATCATCAAATACTTTAACTGCATTTGCTAAACAATTTTCATTATTAATATAATCAGGTTTTACTTTACTATAACCTGCATCTGATATTCTATAAATTATTCTCATAAAGTATCGTAATAGCTGTTTTGTTTTTCTTGTCGTTTAATTGTTTTTGGATGATATAAAGCAAGTTCAGGCATAGCTGGTAGTAAAGCATATGTTTTATGACCAGTTAATACTTCATGTACTTTATTTTTCCATTTAATTTCAGGTTTATTTTTCCAAATACGCCATTGATAATCAGGCCAATTAACTCTATCTTCTTCATCTACATTCCACCTCCATTTATTAATATGTTCTTGAGTTAATCCAGATACAGTATTTACTCTAGGTACTAGAAACACTTCATTTTCTGGATTGCTATTGATTATATTTGGTAGATGTTCTATTAATAAATCATTTGGTAATTCATCAGCATCTATTTGGAAAATATAATCCCCAGTACATAATTCTGTTAATTGGTTTTTCCAATCAGCAAAATGGTGTTTAAATACTTTAGAATGATAGGTACAACATGGATCCCCTTTTAATTCAGAAATACGAGCCCATACTTCATCAGTACCATTTTTTTTATCAAATAAAACAACTACTTCGTCTTCTTTACGTTTTGCTTTTATAAGAAAATTTAATAAACGAGTTATCTCATCTATCTCATTACAAACTGTTATTGCATAACTTATTTTCATATTATTCTGGTAATGCTCCAATATACGATAAGGCATCCATGTAGTCACGTTCTTTAAAATGCTTTAATGAAGACATATCTGGTTTATACTCTGTTTTTGAACCATCTTTATTTACAATTGGTTCATCTAATTTTACTGCTTTAACTGCTGCCCAAGCCCAATCTCCATCTTCATGTGATTTACCATCAGCATAAACCATACCTAATTCTGGTACATTAACTGTGTTTGGTAGCCATGTAAGTCCTGTTTTAGTATCTGTCCAAGCTAAGTCTTTATAAATTTCAGGCAATACAGCCCATTGTTCTTTATAAAACTGCTGATCAGGTGTCATTAAACTATTAGACCAAAAACCACAAGATATACTATAATAATTAGTAATTTCAGGTGTTACTTCGATTCTATAACATAAATCACCTCCTGATTTGGGACAATCAATTATTTCATCAAATTGTTCTTTCATTATACTTTATTTAATGTTGGAGTTGTTAGTGATGGAGTATCCATACTAGGTAAATTTAATTTTAATTCATTAGCAAATTCAGGTAAGTTATCTTCTAATAGCTTATCAACTAATTCTTTCATTTTAGTAAAACTAAATTCTGTTTTAATATAATGTCCTTGTTGTTTAGCTGGTCCAACATATTTTTTATAGTTAGTAAATACATTTTTTAATGCATCTTTAGCTTGTTTAGGATTAACTTGGAACCAATCATATTCTTTTTTCAACCATTGGTTTGCGGCTGAGGCATGTACTTTTTCTAATTGACCTCCTAATACAATTGCTAATCCAGGTTCAACAAAATCCATATGACCAGACCATCCTGATACTATTAGTGGTTTCTTTGATAAACAAAATTCTTGTAATGGTCGTCCAAATCCTTCACCTTTAGTAAAACTAACCATAGCTTTTACTTTAGGGTGATTATATAACTCATTCATTTGTTGATCAGTAAGACCACCATTTAATACATAAACATTAGGTAAATCATCATTTACATATTGTCTTTTAATCTTAGATATTTTATTAAGTATAGCTTCTCTACTCATATAACTATTTCTACCAGTAGATGCTTTTAATATTAAAGCTGGTCTTGATTTTTTATTTTTAAATGTTTGGAAGAAATAATCAATCATTAATCCTACATTTTTTCTATCATGACCCATATCACCTTGCATCCAATGTCCTACAAATAGATAACAAAACGATTCTTTAATAGCGCTTAAATCAAAGTCAACTTTAGGTAAATACTTATAAACATCTTCATTATACCCTTCAAATACTACTTCAATTGGTTTAGTTAATTTTAAAACATGACCTGTAGTTCTACCTTGTTGGTCTCTTTGTTCAAATCCAACTTCAGTAAATACTTTTTTACTGTGTTTTGATGAAACGAAATTCATATCCATTCGGTTTAAACCTTCAATCCAGGTATGATCACAACCTGTACTTTCAATTCCAGCTGTACATCCAATATTATATTTTCCTACTGGTTGGAATTCACTTGGAATAGTAATCTGCATCCAAATATCTGGTTTTTGTCCTTGAGCTACACCTTGCACTCTAAGTTCATTTAGATATTCCCATTCTTTATGATCTGTAGTAAAGCCAAATGGTGTATTACCCCATCTTTGACTTAATAATTTAACATCATATTTATCTAAATCGATAATTGACTTGACAATATCTCTTGCTCTAGCCCCATAACCACTGTATGTGTCAAATGGGCAACTTATATAAAAACTTGGTTTTTTCATTAATAAATAATTTTATGATTTAACACTTTACCTTTGTACTCAATTGCATTTACAATTTCGTATTCTTCTCTTGGTTCCCAAACTTTAAATAGTTCAGTAAAAGCTTCTAATACCCTTTCGGCTTGTCTTTCAGCTGTAAATCCAGCTTCATCACTTATAGCCCATTCTCTACCTTTTAATCCTTTAGCTTTACGTTCTTCTTTACTTAAATTATATACTTCCATATATCTTTCAGCTGCATCTTCCCACTTACATCTATCATCAAAAATGTATGGTGTTGGAGGTGAACCTTGAATTGATCTACTTGTTGGGTAAACTGGAAATGCCCATTCACCATGTTCTTTATATGTGCCTCTGTGGTTGGATGGTACTTCAGGTGATGGATCAAACCATTTACCTTTATCATCAACAAATCTCATTTGATCTTGCATTCCACCTGTTACATTAGCTATAATTGGTGTACCCGCTAACATAGCTTCTGTAAGGGTTAATCCCCAACCTTCATTTGATGTTAATAATACTTGAGCATCTGCTATATTATACAAGTAATTTAAATGTTTTCTATCTAACTTATTAATTGAAAATATACATGCTTTAGGATATTTTTCATCAAATAGATATTCTCTTACTGCTTCTAAATCAGTACCATGATCTGTTACTACTTCTGTGTGTAGTATCATTCTACATTTATCCGCTTTTTCTTTTGGTAATTGATCTAAAAAATGTCTAAACGCTAACATTGTATCTGGAATTTGTTTACGTCTAATATTTCTTGAATTAAAGAATAATGTATAATCAACATCATCACCTTTAAAAACAGAATTTCTAAAGATTTTCATATCCTTATAGTCATCATGATCTTTAGTAATAGGGAAATAATGGTTGTGATTTAAACCATGAGGTACATATTTAAACACCCTTTTACTATTATCACAATCAGCTAATACTAGCTCATTAATATTTTTAGTTTGTTTTGAAATACCCATTAATAAATCACATGATTCGTAATATGCTTGATTATATCTTGGTGCTGGATAGTCATCCCAAATATTAATATAAGCTATAGGACATTTTTTTCTAATATCATCTTCAGAATTAAAAATGTGAGTAAAATATCTTGGGTCTGTAAATAACAATAGGGCATCTGGTTTTTCAATTTCTAAAACCTGTCTAATTTCATCTTCTTTACCATAACCATTTACACAGTATATTTTAACTTGAGCATCATCAATCCCAATTTCCTTTCCTGTTGCTTGTCCTAAATCTAATACCTTACCTTTATCTGGATGGTTAATAGCTCCACCTATATTTACCCAGTTAAAATGGTGACAGGTATGTGATACTATTTCTTTTGCAACTGTTGCAACACCAGAGTGTACTCTAATGTCATCACATACTAAAACGATTTTTTTCCTCTTATCAGGAGGAAGGTGTTTAAAACTTTTATTCATTTGTTATCTATTTTTAGAGTTCAATATTTGTTTGATTAGTAATTTGTTTTCTAAAATCTTCATCTGTAAGATACAAAAACAAGCTACGGTCTGCAAGTTTTTGGAACGAGAATTTTCGCCTCACACATTCTACTTTAAAATCGTTAAACAGATCACTTTGTACTTTAACACTGGTTAGTGTCATTTTTGCTTTTTGTGCCATAATTTTTATTTTTAATAACGTTATATTTGTCTATACATATATGAATATTCCTCAAATTACGCAAAGTCTAGACCTGCTCCACATAATTCTTGTTCTTCTTTAAATGGACAGAAATTACAAGTCCATTTTGATGGTGTTTTAGGATAAATTTTTTCCTTAATATCACCATTAGAGTTAAAACATTCATTTACAAAATCATTTACTGCCTTTTTTGCCCTACCTAATTTAATTTTTCCACTAGGAGGAGTGAATTGTTGTACTCTATAAGCTTGATAGGGTGACATAATATTTTCGTCATCCATATCTAATACTTTTCTTTTTAATATAAAGAATTCAATATCAATTTTATCTAAAGGTATTCCATACTGTTCAGAAAAAAATTGTTTATATAATAATAATTGATACTGTTTGTCTTCATCTTTTTTAGCGTAATCGTTCCAACCTTTAGTACTGGTTTTAATATCGATTATTTTAAATGTTTCTGTGTTTTCATTGTATGTGACAACATCTAAATACCCCATGTATAATACGTTATTATACATTTTATTTGGCGCAACTATAATTGGTAATTCACAACCAACTAAATATGTTCCTTTTTTACTGAAATATCTAGCACGTTTTTTCTTAAACCATTCTATTATGGCAATCCCATCTTCAAAAAACTCCCTCATTTCAGTTGCTTCTGAAAAGTGGGAGTCATTATTCTTTTTATATTGTGCTTGGTATTCGCTTATAAATCTACCTCTAAAATCCTCAGTAATATCAATGTCTCTATCTGCTGCTGCAAATGATTTATCATAAGCATAATCTAGATAATATTGCATTGATTCATGTATTGCTGTTCCAAATACAGTGTGAATTGATGAAGTAAACTTTTTAATCTTATCTTTATATTGTAATTTCCATCTATGAGGACATCCCCTAAAGATCGACATTTGAGAATAAGATATATTCTTCTGAAATGCGAAGTTAATTGGTGATGGAGGATTATTTCTAATCTCCCTTACAATATGCGGAACCTTTTTAGCCAAACTATTTTTTCCATTTATCGCGACCTACTAAAAGACCGATTATTCCATAATTGGCAATGTCAATAAATGTGTCTTCCATACCTTCACCTTTAACAAATGATCTACCATTAATTAATAGGTTTTTAAGACGTGAAATTTTATCTGTAAGTCTAATACATAATCCAGTAAGTGAAAATGTTTTATCCTCTTTATTATTAAGGATATCTCCACCTAATGCTATATTATTTAAACCATAATCCATATGTTTGCGAGCAAACATTTCATACATTTCTTCTTGAATTTGTTTAAATTCTTTAGATAATTCAGGATATTCTTCTTCAAAAATAGTAATTGTTTGATTTATTTCATCTTCAATAAATCCTTTTATTTTTTTATTTTTTCCGTATTTTGAATTCATAATTTCTCTATCGCTCATAGCTTTTGATTGTTGAACAGCATTAGCAGCAAAATGGCCTCCGCTGTTGATTCTTTCTTCTAAAGTCTCCATGTATTTTTTAACTGAATCACCCATGTAGAAGTCCCTTAGAATTATAATACTTATCTAAGGCTTCTAGTCTATCATCTGCGTCGACTAATTTAACAAGTGCTTCTTCAGCATTCTTATAAAAGTCTTCAGTTGAATGGTCTCCAATACCAGCTGCTTTATCACCTAATAGTTCAAGTGACAAAAGTGCTTTGGCTTTATCTGCTTCTGCAGACGTACGTAACATTTCTACTAATTTGCTCATTTTATTAATTTAGTTATTTCTTTTTTTTCAAATCCTAATGTCTCCAATATACGACGGATTTGTTTGGTATCCAACAGAGTCATATATTCTTTTACTTCATTTTTAGAACATTCCCAATAACGACTTAAATGTTCAAGTAATTCAGGGTTTGATTTTTTAACCGATGATTTAACATACTTGTTCCATTTATTATTTTTGGGAATATATTCTCTATAAATTGAATATATTTCTTTCTTATTCTGAGGCATTATTTTTTGTGCCTCATTTACTAATTCTAAATAGTCAGGATTCATAGATAAAAACCTATGAACCATATAGCTGTTCCAGACATCCCAATCTTTATCAGAAAAGGAGTCTGGTTCAGATTTGATTGAATTAATTTGTTTAAGCCAATCAAATACATTTTTCATTATACTATTTCATCTTTAAGTTCATCTCTTAATTCTAGTGGTAACCCTTCACCTAATATTTTATTAGTTGTTGGATCATAGAAAATAGGAATAGGCATAATTGCATCGTTGTCTGTTCCTGCTACGAATTTAGAAATTTTTCTTAAAATAACTCCTGATTTAAAGATACTTCCACCTTCAGAATTCTTCATCCCTTCAGTTGATTTCAAATCAATGTTTGGTTGTTTTGGTGCTTCCATTTTTTACTTATTATTTATTAAATTATTAATTAAACTCATTATATTTATCTCTTTATCAATTCTAAAATTAGCTTTGTATTGATGCTCATTAATTAGAAAAGCCGCTGTACCTGACTTA